TTCATCCACCGTGTCATCTCCGTTATCCATTTTTTTAATTTTAAACAATATATTATCATTATTATCTTGTATTCCCGGTATTTTAAATAATATTTTTGTGCAATGCATTTTAAATGGACTTAAAAAGCCAACATCGCTTCTCCCCGCTGTTAAGTCTGCGGTGCTTACCCAAGGTAAAAATGTTTCATCTGTATCTAAATCTTTAGCAAAGTTGTGTGTAAAAACACGATAGTCTACGAACTTATGTGAATACTTTAATGTGTTAGCGGTTAATGCTCTGTCAACATATTGATCTCCGTTATTAGACATATACGATTTCCACAACTGACCAAACTTCTTTCTATATATTGCTAGCTGGCTATTTGACTTTTTCTCAATAGCAATCTGCCCCTCTATCATGCCATTCAAAGATGGCTTACCTTGAAATTCTACAGAGTCTTGTTTTGTGTTTTGTATTCTTCTCGTATCTCTATTCATTAAGTCACGTTCTTATTTCTAATATATCTATATTCTACGCTAATATCATTAAACTCGTACACTCCAGATGTAGATGTTGAAAATTGTATCTGAATACTTTGACAGGATATAGTAGAAGATGGAGTTAAAGTCACTACATCCCATGCCCCACTAGTATCTACTAAGTTACCTGTAAATGTACCACCACCCCCACCAGAAAAGTTCTGCTTACCGTCAATAGCGTACTTAAAAGGCGTTGTTACTGAACCGCTAGATTTATAAGTAACAATAACCTTATATATTTTTTTAATAATACCCGGCTCCCCAAAATCTAAATCCCTTGTAGTAAATGTCTGACTTGCGTTTGCAAGACTAATAGGCAAGAACTTTTTAAAATCGGTTGTTGTATCTGAAACACTAGAACCTGTAGCCACTATTAAATTGTTATTCCAATCCGTAGAAAAATTACTATAAAGATTACTATCCGCAAAGATTAGATCGTGAAACACCCACCCATCTGAATCAAAGTCGTAAATCCAACCCTCATCTGAATTGTCAGAGGAATCGTTAGGGCTTCTCATAATTATTAAAGAATTACTAATACTGTCGTACCCAATCATAGGGTCTTTTACATTAGCTGTTCCCCTATACCAAGCATTCCATGTTTTATCTCCACCTGTTTCCAAGTAAGACGACTTACTGACCGAAACCTTATCTTTAATTAAGTTGGTTACTTTTTGACCGTCATATATATAGCATCCATCTTCAGCAATCCATGCTATTCCGTATTTTGTTTTCGTTACACTAAAATTTTTATTTACACCAGAATATTTAATTGTTTCCTCTAAATACCAGCCTGCTGGGCTAGGGCTTGCTATGTTGATAATGTGAACAAGATTATGTTTAAAGGCTATCAATCTATCGGCATAAGCTTCTAAAGCTGTGTACACCCCATAATCACCCTTAGAAACGTCTATGAAGTTATGTGGTAGTACTGTATCAAATTTATTAATCTCGCTGTACATAATCCTATCACCAAACGTCTCTAGTTCTCCAGACGATCCTATTACCCTTACGTTTCCTATAAAAGTCCTTCGATTTTCTACAACAGACGACTGGTAAGATTCCCCTGCACCACCTAGTGATACATACTTAACATCTGGAGCAAAGCCATTAATTGTTGTGTAGGTGTCTAGGTTAGGCTTACTTGCGTTTCCTGTAGCATCTGCAATTACACAAAAGCCTTTATCAACGGCCGTAGCATTTTCTACCCAAGCTACGTGGTCTCCATCTATAGTGGTTCGCACTCCTTTTACAATATCGATATCTACAAGTAAAGATAATTCATTATCCGTATTTGCTTCTCTAATATATACCCTACCACCAGATATTCGTCCAGAATAAGAAAGGTCAGCATATACAGAAACCCGCATAGACTTACCTGCTGTGTGAGCATGAGTAAATGCCGCTATAGTAGCCGCACCGTTTCCCATCCTAACTGGTACGGATTCTTGATTACCGTCATATAAAAAGCTCTGATAAAATTCATACGTTAATCCTTCCCAATCACCATCTGCTGTACCGTCACTAACGCCTATATTAAAGCCTACACCTCTTCTTAGTATAGGTGTTTCGTTATTTGAGTAACTATCTGATCCTAAACCGCCATAATCTCTTTCATATTGAACATTAGCCGCTAAACCAGCCGCAGGCTTCGTACAAAATAATATCTCTGTTGGTCTAACATCATAGTCTGTATTAACGGTTACTAATTCACCAGCAAAGTTTTGATCTAAAACATCATTAGTGCCATCGTCAAAAATAAAAGAGTTGGAGGTTGCATTCACAGCACCATCCAATAACAAAGCAGTATCACTTGCATTTCTTAATTTCCTAGCAACTCCTCTTGATTTATTACTAGCCTCAAGAAAATAAGCTCCTGCTGTGTCAGCCGCATGAGTTGTATGACCAAATGCTATTGTAAGACTAGCACTGTTTGTTTCCGGTGATCTTAGCACGCTTGAGTGTTCTTGCCATTCTGCAAAGGTTAAACCTAGGTTGTGATTAAATTGATTTCTTTGTATATACCCAAACCATTTTATAATACTTGTATTGGTGGTTTCCGTATCACACACACGTAAAACCTCATCTACAAAGTGGTAAATATATTTAGCACCGTTTATACCTGCTAGTGTTGGATTTATTTTTCTATTGCTCCAACCATTGTTTGTAGCCGTGTAATCTGTAGTGGCGTTATTAGACCAAATATCTACACCAGCCGCATTCGTGCTTGTTCCTCTTTCGCCTAATGCACACATTTTATCACCAGTAGATCGAATAACTCGTATAGTGGGATTAACACTGGTATCGTCTTCGTTTGTAATGCCAGTTCCTTTTAATACATAATAAACATCCCTATCCCCAAACGTCAAAGTTGTTCCACCGGAAACGTTTGATAATGTTGGGTCTGATATTTCAAAAGTAGCAGGGTCGCTTGTCTGAGTTACTGAAGCAACATACGATCCGGTTTTTATGTGGGTTCCGCTTACAGACATTCCAGCGGTTATATTTGTATTCGCACCATCCATTATAATTGTTGTCGTTGGGGTAGGCAATGCGGAAGACCTTGTGTTATCCGTAAATGTACCACCTAATCCAGAGCCACTATTTAGATTATCTACGACCTGAGCAACTAAAAAGATGCCATTATTTTCTTCTGTACCTGTGATCTTTACTAAATCACCAACCTTAATTAGACTACTGGTAAAGATAGTACTTATGGTAGAGGTTACACCACCTACTAGCTTTAAGTATGAAGTTGAAGGTACTGGCATCTATAAACCACTTCCTTGCTCCGGTGCTTGCGTACTACCGTCTGGATTTGTAGCGACCTGAACAAAGGCTATATTACCATCACTTGTACCAACAGTTAAAGTTGTGCCGCTTTTAGTCTCTGTAATTGTTTGATCTGCATCTTTACTATGATCTGATTCAAAATAAAACAATCCAAAACCCCCTAAAACCGTATTACCAACAGAAGGAATGTATTGAGTTAAATTAGTAGAGCCATCAGAGTCTTCAATGTGATTGTACAATCCACCAGCAGTTTTTATTTTTCCCAATGCATCAATAGACATATTCTTAATAAAAGAATATTGCCTGTCTGGTAAATCCCTAGGGTCTTTACGATTATTTATACCACCAGACCAATCATTAATTTTATATATTTGCTTAGGCATTACTTACCTTTAAATACGCCTTCTAACATATCTGTCATTACATCAACTAATTTTTCAAAAAGCTCCTGCTCTTTTTCTTCGTTGATCCAAGGTATATTTACCTTATCGTTAATTTTTGTAGCTAAATTTTTTGTAAACTCATCAGATGCTAAATGCTTCATAGCTTCGTCTTGCATCTTATCTGCTTGCTCTTCAGCTAGTTTTACTAGCATTTCTTTCATATTCATTTAACTTTCCTTTATTTTCTTGGTTTTTAAATATAAGTAATAAATCTGTACTGAAAACATTATACACATAAGAACACCAGACAGTAAATCTGTCCAATATACCACTCCTAAGCTTGTGCTTAACCCTGTTACCTTTAAACTATCCATTAGTGCTTCCCGTTTATTCTACTAAGTGAACCTTTTATCTCAGACACTTGATTATCTAAGTCGTTAATCTCTTTTGTAAGAGCATCAAATTTTCTATCTAGCTTATCATCACTGGCATTCCATCTCGTAATAAGTTTGATAATCATACCCTCTGTATTTTCTAAGGTCTCTGACTGGCCCTTGTTTTCTACCTTTAGATTTTCAAGAGTTTCTTGTTGTTGTGCTGATTTATTACTAAGTGACACGACTAAATATACAAACATTGCACCTACAACGCCTATCATTCCCGCTTCACCGTATAACTGTAAAAAATCCACTCTTACCCCTTAACGCATTTTAAAAATTGTTCTATAATTCTTTTAATGTTTTTTTGATTACCTTGGTTTCTCGCTAGCAATACAAGAGTTTTTTCCCTGATTAATGCCTCTTGTAATTCACTCATTTTTTCTTACGCTTTCCCCAGCTTAATGGATTAATGTTAAATTCCTTTTCGTAGAAGGCTACTTTTTCTGCCAGCTCTTCTCGTTCAACCCGTTCCTCCACGATATGCTTATCAAGTAAGCTCCCAATTTGTTCAGTTTGAGTAGTAACGCTATTTTCAAGTCGTCTAATCCTTTCTTCAATCTGCCAATAACCATAGACCAACATTCCGATAAGAACTGCAATTTGACCAAGCCACTTAAGGTTAATGCTAACAATGGCGTTATCATCAAGCACAGTAGCACGATAACTTCTGGCGGTATCTGGTTTGTCATTCACTTGACCTCGACTTTTTCCCAATCATTATGTAAGTAGCACCAATTAGAATGACTAGACACACGACCATGATACCAATGTGTAATTGAATCAGCACCTACAATCTCTATAAACACTGTATTTGTAAATTCTTCCTCTTCTCCTATTGGTATGTTTGCCACTATCCACCCTTGGCTTGTGCAACTGTGAATTGCTAGCATAACTAATAGGAATACTATAACTCGTATGTACAACTTTAAAATCTCCGTTCTTTAATTTTTTTATTACTTTGTTCATAATACCATCCACCATGCAATTCCTGTTTCAACAATAATATCAGCCATAGTATTATATGCCCATGCTTTTTTTGTACCATAGGTTTCTTCATCACCTTCAATAAGCCACTCAACAATTTCCCATAACACACCTATAATAAATACACCCATCACACACCAAAAGTCTGTCCAACTTAACCATTGAAATACCTTACATAAGAAAGCTCCAGCGGCTAAGTGATAAGCAGTCCAACCATCTAATTGACCTGTGTTGTATTGCCAAGATACTAATGTTGCTAAAGGATTTTTCATTTGGATTGTATCATGTGATTTACTAATTCATGTTTACCTACTAACATTCTTCCTGTACCCCCACCGTGTTCATCTTCACATTTGTCAACATAAGCCTGTTCAATCGTATCCCAACTATCACTTCTCTGTATAACTTCACCATTAAATGTTAAAAAGTATTTATATCTAGAAGGATAAGTCAGGGTCTCTGTTGTACCATCTGGGTATTTCTTTGTACGAATAGAACTAGGAGTTGTATTGCGATATAACTGTAAATCATGACCCTGAGAACTTTTCCTTATTAACATCAGCTTACTTCAGCCTCTACCACTTCAGGCTCTAAAGCTTTTTTAAGCTCCATTACACCTTTCTGATGTTTTTCTACAAATACCTTTTCACACTCAACTAATTGCTGACGCATAAAAGCATTCGTATTCAGTTTATTCTGAACATCACTTACATGATTTTGGTACATAGCAACTTCTCTTGCTAGTTCCTTTTGTGAATCAGTCATATCCTCGATTACATATTCTTTACCATCGAGATTCAAGACTGGCTTTTCTTTTTCTTTTTTAGCCATTATTGACTCCTTGTTTGTTAATTAAATTATTTTACAAAGTACATTTCAACTTTATCTGAAACGTCTTTCATTTTTATCCAATTACTTGCAACTGGTTGCCCTTTAGTTATTGGTATCTGACCAAGTAAACCAATCAAACACCATTCGTCTCTTTCTGTACGATTTATATATTCTTTTGTTGGGTCATAATCTGGATTTAATTTTTTTCTTTTTTGTTTTGATTCTATTTCTATTACATCTTTAGGGACTGTTAAATCAGATGGTATCCTATCAGAATGAAAAGAGTATTTTTTGTAATATTTTTTATCAACCTCTACACAAGTAATTCCTTGTATATTTTCTTTTAAAGATTTCTCGTAAACATCTTTAGACACCTCTTCTTCCCATTTTTTCTTTTTATAATCTTCTAAAATAATTTCATCATAATCTGTAGTTAAATATTTTGCATGATATATAGTTGTTTTTGCATTAGAAACAACAGATGGTGCAGATTTAGGTCTTACTACGCCCATTGGAGTATCCCCATCAGAACAAACTACAATTTTATCTCCATCAAGTTTAACTGTAGAACCTATCGCTATTGCCTTACCATCTTTACTTTCAAAATACTCTGCATAGTCAGGAGCGCCTGAGAAATCACCACTATCAAAAGTAGCAACTCCAGCAGGGTAAGTAATCTGATGAACTATATCGCTGTTTTCACCATCATAAAACATTTGAAAATAATCCGTTCCCGCTGCACCAGTACCAGCTCCTTGCATATTTAAATAGTTTCCATAAATCCTTTGTGGAGATTCATCGCAATCTATATAAGTCTGAAGACCAAAAACGTAATCAATGCTTCCAGTTGCAGTAAGATTTATATCCGTAAGTATTCCTGAAAGATTACCAGCAATAGCTCCACCATCTTTATCAATTACATTGTATATTCCGTTAACATGCTCATCAATCGTTCCATCGTCAATGTTTACATTATTCCAAATGCCATGTAGATTATTACAGTTTCCATTAGTTTGAATAGTTTGATTTTGCAATCCAACAAAAGAAGAAGAACCAGTTGCTCCAGTTGTCATAGTTGAAGAATTGTATATTCCACCTAATACTCCATATGTATCAGAATGATTCCAATTCATTTGATTGTAAATGCCTTGATAATCGTCACCAGTATTACTATCTCCACCAGTTTTAGTAACTATATGATAAAAACCTCTATATGAATCTGCTGTGCTTAAAGAAGATTCTTGAATATCAATGCCAAGACAATGAACTTTAGCGCCTTTATCTTCTGACATATAAACATCAGTTACAGAACTATTACCAAGTGTTACTGAATTATCTGCTTGTCCTATTGCACTTGCACCTATAACAGTTTGATTAGATGCACTATCTGCACTACCTCTTGCTTCTTTACCAATCATGGTATTATTAGAGCCTGTAGTAATGTCATTTGTGCCTTGATTTCCAGCCCTTGAACCCACAAAAGTGTTTGCTATTCCTGTTGAGACATCTGCTCCAGCTTCAAAGCCTACTGCTGTGGTTTCACCATTTCCAGCAGAAGTATTTAATGTAGTTAAAGCCTTATACCCTATCGCTGTATTTCTTGAACCATCATTTTCAGTTTTTAAACTTTCAAATCCTACTGATGTATTACCAGCTCCAGAAGTCAATGCTAAAAGCGAATTTCTTCCTACGGCTATGCTCCCATCTGCACCAGAAGTTACGTTTCCACTTTCCATAGCACCACTACCTATAGCAACAACACTATCTACATCGGTAGAAGCAGAAAGAGCAAAATATCCTAATACTACATTATGGTCACCTGTCGTAAGGGCATCTGCTGAGTTTGTTCCCACTACAACATTAGCTACTGCATCATTTGCCGATAAACCTGCATTGTGACCTATAAAGGTATTGTTTATAGTACCACTCGCTATTGCATTACCAGCTTTATAGCCCAAAGTGGTATTTGAACTTGTACTGTTTTGCCCTCCTGTACCACCAGCATCATTATTACTAAGTGAGATTCTGGAGTTGGCATCCAGTAGAAGTTGTCCAGTTCCATTACCAACAACGACCTCATCACTACCATTAATTCCTATTAAATATGCTTCTGTAGATGCATCTGACTCCATACCTTTTAAATATAAATTATTATCTTTAATTAATATATTGTCACCAGCAATAGTTAGTTTATTTCCAGACGTAACAGTAGTTCCAATACCGATATTTTGAGCATTATCAATGTGCATTGCCTGTGTACCAGTTAGAACATTTGTATCGTTACCCGTAAAAAATCGTATTTCTTCAGCAGAATTATGTGCTGAGTTTCCACCACCTATATCAACTCTATTTGTAGAATTATTGCTAAAACTTTGCATCATTAAAAAGCCTTTGGGTTGTCCACCTGAATCCCATTGACTTGATGTTATTACTGCATTTTTATTTGTATCATCTGCTAATGTATCTGTTAGGTTTAATGTTCTTGTTCCTACAATGTCCATTTTAGCTACTGGAGAAGCAGTTCCAATACCAACCAAACCAGCATTAGAAATTGCTATACCATCTGTGTTACTAAGGCTATTACTTGCATTGATTCTATAAGTTTCATCCGTATCTCTATAGCCTTGTATAAATTGAACAGTTCCAGACTCATCTTGATACTCAATAAAGCCCCATCCACCACTACCTTCTACTGATAACCTTATTCCAACATTAGTATCAGAAAGATTTAATCCTGTTCCATAAGATAATGCTGGATTTGCAATTCCGATACCAATATTACCTACACTATCTATTCTCATACGTTCAGTAACAGAATTAGCTCCATCAGCAGTTGTTGAAAAAACAAGTCTACCGGGAACATCATTAGAACCCGGAGTACCATCAATAGCTCCTTGAATAGATGCAGAAATACTATTTCTATCTGTTCCATCTGCTGGAGCAAATAATATACTTCCTATAGCATCATCATCTTGAACAATGGTATCAGAATTGACCGATGTGCCTCTGGATTTAGAAAAAGTTAAATATCCAGCATTAGCAGAATTAGAATTTCTTGTAATGCTTACCGAACTTGTTTCATGGGTGGTACCTTCAACTTGTAATCGAGAAACTCCTCCACCAGCAGATTCCATAGTTGAAATTCCAATACCAACCAAACCTCCAGATGTAATTCTCATCCGTTCAGCTTTAGAACCACCAGTTGCTTCTGTTTGAAATGCTAAATACGCTGAATCTGTTTGTCCATCATGTTGAGAAATAATTGTAGCTAAATATTCATCTCCATCTGATGCTCCAAAGTTTATTGCTCCTAAAACGCTACCTGTATCAGCAGAGGTTCTTTGAAGTAATACTTGTGAACCGCTTGTTGCTTTCAAATGCAATAATTGGTTTGGAGAATTTTCACCAATTCCAATATTTCCAGAGCTGTCTATTCTCATACGTTCTGTAGCGGCCGCTGATGTGTTTGTAGAAAAAACTAAAGCAGTAGAATTATTGTCAGCCGCAAAAGTAGCCTCAGCTTCACCAGCTATTGAAGCTCCTACCAACTGAGAGTCACTTCCATCTGCCTCACTAGCGGCTAAAAACTCTATCCTTCCAAGTTGGTCATTATCAACTATAGTTGTTTCAGAAGTTGTTAATTGTAACGTTCCTGCTGGTGTAGCACCTGTTCCAGTAGAACCTAATATTTGAACTATCCCTTGTATCTGTTCATCGAATGTATTAGTAGCACTACCCTGTACAGTTAAATCGCCTGTAATGGTAACATCACCTGAAATTGTATTGCTACCACCGAGGGATACGTTTAGTCTATTATTTGATGTGTCCAGTACAGCGTTTAACGCTTCTTGAGAGGTTACTGAATTTGCTGTGATTGCATCACCTGAAGAATCGAGTAGTACCTTGTTTAGTACTTCTTTTGTAGTGAATTGGTTTGCCATAATCTACCCTATATTTCCACCACCACCGCTTTTAAGCATTCATATAGTTAAATTATATGTCTTGAAACTTAACTCAAATCAAAACAAATAATCAATCAATTATCTTATGTAAAACTAGCTGGGACTACCGCCCTAGTTCCTCCAGTCTTACTTCTTTTCTTTGTACCATATTTCTTAATGGCCATATCAAATTTTCTTTCATGCCTCATCATTAAGTTCATTGCTACTTGTGCTCTGTTACCATCGGATGTCCTACCCGCACGATCCATATACAAACACTTCTTTACATAGTCTACAATCGCAGAATGATATAAGTTATCAACATCTGGTGTATCTGTTATTGCTGTAACCTTATTAGGGTTCCCGTAGTAATGGACAAGTAAACCATTTGTAACAGAATGATCGAACGCCTGATAAGCCTTTCTCTCTGTTCTTGACTCTCCCGTTGAAGAGAATGTCGTAATTAAACCTAGATGATCCCCTCTAATAAAATATAAAACCTTATCTTCTGGATACTTTATATTACTTGCCATTATGAAGGCTCCTTTATCGCTGACTCTGATGTAATATCAAACATAAGAGGTTCGCCATCTAAAACTCTTGGTACTCTAATGTAGTCATCATCATTATCCATAATGTCTACCCTGTGAACTTTATTAATACCCATAGCGTTACTAGATGAATCTGTAGCACTGTCAGACAAGTCATAAAATGTTTGATTTGCTACTATGTTAATCTTTGCAGACATTGACTTTTGTGAATACTGCCCCAATTCGTTAATAGCATCATTGACTAATGAAATAATATACACTTCAGGTGCATCAGGAAAAACCTGTCTAACCCTACTGATAATCTGTTTTACTGTTAAAGAATGTATTGCCATTATTTCAACGCCTGTATTCCTTTGTCATAATCTGCCTGTAATTTAGCTTGTTGTTTCTCATACTTACCATACTCACTTGCATCAGCCGCTAATCTTGCCTGTACTTCATTTCCATACGCTTGAGCAATATTAATTTTTGCCTGTATCTCATTGGCATATCCCTGAGCAACGCTAACGTATCCATTTGCTGAGTCTATATAAGCTTTAACAGCTTGAGACTTTGCCCCTGTAAATGAAACCCGTGCGTTTACCTCACTAGCAAAAGCGTTAACTTCTTTTGTTAAAGTGTCAGACAATGTATTCCATTCTTCTATGTAGGCCCTTGCTATTTTTAAATCAGCATCAACAGAATTTAAAGTAGCTTGAAGTTGTTGAATCCTACCGCTAGCAAGCTCTGTATCCTCATTGGTTAACTCACTGTCGATGTCCGCTAAATTGGCCGCTAAATCATAATTAGCATTTGGAAAATCTCCATTTATATAACTAATAGCCCTATCAACATGAGTTTTTACAGAGGTTAAACCTGTGCCAGTTGTATAGACACTTTCATCCCCAAACAAAGAAGGGTCTGCATTATCCTCTCTAAATTTATCTGCCGCTGTGTTCATTGCTGTTAAAGCTGTGTTAATAGTAGCACTTCCGTCTGTAAAGGCAGTTATTTCATCCGCTTCATTTTTTGCAAGGTCAACATGATCATTTATCAATGCAATCTCAGTGTGCATATTATCAGCTACACTTAAACACTCATCTATCTCAGTATTAATTGCTGTTAAAGCAGTAATGATGTCAGTATTGCTAGACTTACTAGCCATTAAATTTTGCAACGATTTTATTGCACCGTAAATAGGAACTAAATACTCAGCATCGTCTGGAAACTTAGCAATAGCACTGTCACCAAAAGCAACCGCAGGATAATTCAGTGTATGTACATGAGCGTTCTGAGCGTTAGTAGGTGAAGGTACGACAACTAAAATATTATTTGTAATGTAGTAGGCTGGGTCTGTAGTGGTGGCCGCCATCATATCATCAGCGTCTCTGATACGTCCATTTAGTTCAGGAGGTACTTTTCTACATGGTTGATTAATCGTACCATCGTCTCTAGTGACACTAAACACCTCGGAACCCAAAAGCGTAAGGCTTGAACTGCTACTGTTTAAATCGTTTGAAGTTGTAAACAAAGATTGTTTTGATCTTGGTAACGTATTTAAAATCTCTTTAGCACCATCTGTTAAGAATTGAGTTAGCTCAGTTTGTGTTGGTGCACTACTGCCATCTATACTTAGACTTGTTAATCCTTCTACCTGTGCTTTAAATGTAGCCATTACTTAGCTCTCCTCACTTTTCTTGCTACTGCTTTACTATACTTTGCCTTGGGTCTTCCAGATGCTGTAGCTTTTCTTTTCTTTCTATTTGTAGCCGCTTTCTGACTTTTGGTTAAACTTTTCCTAACAGTTTCTGGTAAATAACGACCACGTTTCTTCTTTGGTTTCTTTTTATCACCTTTACTAACATAGTCCCATTTTTCCTTTGACCATTTAGATAGTTTATTTTTAGATGACTTTTTACCAGAATATGTTCCCCCCATATCCTTATAATACTTTACAGCAAGTTGCATAGCCCTAGCAGAGTGCTTACCACCCATTTTAGCTTTTGCTTTTGCCTTTGCTCTTGCCCACTTGGCAGGATCTCTTTTTTTTGCTGTCGCCACTACTTTTTCTTCTTAGGTTTTGCATGCCTCATCTGAACTTTAAAATCAGCCATAAGACTTGCACCTTTATGTTTTTTAAACGCACCACTATGCTTCATTAGCTTATAACCGCTTCCAGCTTTCATCCAATGATAACCTTTTGGAGCTTTTACTTTTTTGTTCATTACCATTTTACCTTATTAGCCCAGTAAGCCGCTGACATTTTTCCCTTAGCTATATTCTTAGCATGTCTAGCTTTAAATGACTTACGCCTTGCCTTTTGTTTTGCAGATTCCCCGACCTTCGGTTTCCCTGCTGTTTTTACGCCCTGTTGTCCAAAACGTATTGTTTTAATTTTATCTCCTACTTTCGCAACCACAATATGAGATTTCTTAGGATGACCCGGAGTACGCTTAGGTTTATTGAACCCAGCCACACCAGCTCTTTTTAATCTTGAATCTTTCTTCTTAACCGCCATAACCTAAATTCTTTCTCATCTTAGTTGTATTTTCAGATATGGACTGTACTGATAGCTCTACATCTGTTCTCTTTCCCATCTGTGATGTCATCCACATATTAGTAGTAAATTTACTTTCAGAAGCTTTCTTTCCGCAAGACCTACAGTAAAACCAGTTGTTTTTATTTTCTTTATTACAATGTATACACTTATTCATAGTTAATCCTTTTTAGGTTTTAGGGGTTACCTTTTATTGATAACCCCTACAGCACCTAAAACTGTTATCCTTATATATTCGGATTAAGCACTTGCTGACTCAACAAGAACAACTGTTCCAATAGCAACTGGAATATATCCGCTTAGATGCCAATTCACACCGTCACAGATAAGAGTCATTCTTAAACCTTCGATAGCCTGAGAAACAGAACCATCTACGGTTATTTTTGAGAGTCCATCAACATCGTCTACTGTACTATTAGCCGCACCTGCAACAACGTAACCATATATATCAGTTCCGTTTGCTCCAGTTGTTATGCTAAAGTCTGCATCATCGTCACAGTTAACAGTAAAACAAAAGTCATAGCTACAACCTGCTATGGCATCAGATGCCGTTGGCAAGGTTAAAGCTACGTTATTGTCAACCGTAGACATATCTACAGCGAAAAGAGTTCCAGACTCAGCCGCAGTCAGTGTTCTTGCCACTGCCGCAGAGTTGTCTATTTTTTGAAACGCTTTTTCACCAGTTTGGAAGCTTGAACTATTTGCATTTAAACTAGCTGTTTTCATTATCTAACTCCTTAATTGTGTTCTAAGTTAAACAAAGCATGAGACTCAGAAAGACTTACCTCTAAACCAGCTTCGGTTAGAATCATGTCTTTTCTTAAATCCTCATCAGCACCTTGAACGTTGGTCATAACCTGTGTGTCACGGTTAATTCCATTTCCAATCAAAGGACGATAAGAAACTTGACTCATGTCAGCCATTAGCATATAACCAGCCGCAATTCCTCTAAAAAGTGGCTCTTTAACAAGGTTAAGTGTTCCGTGAATAGTATCAATTACCATTACGGAGTGACCGAAAGCACCATTCCTAGTTGTCATGTCCATTCTGTAATTATTAGCAGAATGACCCATAGAAGCATCTAAGAATTTTCCATCGCCTAACTTGTTAAAAAACGTAATCACTGGTAAGGAACACAAGACTAGCTTGTCAGAAGCACCACCACGAGCAGGATCAAAGATTACTTCAAGATCGCTAAGCAATCTATCGTAAGTCATTTCTTCCTGTGCAACGCTTCGATAGTATGAACTACCTGAGCTATAGCTAAAGTCATCTGTATTTACAACTGGATTCACATTTTTAAGAATGTGACCTATAAGGCCTTCAGAATACTGAATACCGCCTTGACGAGCTTTTTGACCAAAGAGCATAGCTCTTTCAATGTCAATTTTATGCTCACGTAGTTTATCAGCCCATAGTCTGCTCCACTCGTCTGCATACCCACGATAGCGAGTTGCATACGCTGTGTTTGTCATCTCGGCGGCTGTCTTGAAAATCTGGGTATACCCATAATTATCTTCAAGCTCTGTTGAGAAAACGTCAGGAGAACCAGAACCTTCCTCGAAGGAAGTACCGATTATCTGAGCCGCATCATTATCAGAAAGAACATTGTATCCAGTTACACCTGAATTGGATACGTCAATAATCTTACCTGTAAACGAAGTTTCGCTACTACCATGTGTTACTGCTGAATCAACACGAACAACCACTTGTCCAATTCCAAGATCACCTGTACGGGATGCGGTTTGAACAGCGATAACCATTCCCTTTAAAAGATAGTCAACAGAAGCTCCACCAGCAGTATCAGCAGTAAACGCATAAGACGTTCCTGCGGAAACAGCAGAACCACCATTAACATCTCCTTTCAAAAGAAGAGAACGGTCAGTAAAGTTGATTTTATTACGATTTTCCAAGTAACGAAATACTGGATCATCGGTAGGTGCTTTGGCTACTTGAGAAAGATACACGAAGAATGGAGATTCTTCAGGGGCTAATTCTGCTACCCTGTCTCCAAAATTAAATATCCGTCTCCTATCAGGAGCCTGACCTACACCAGCAGAGGAAGTAGAAGCTGTGATATCACTGGACTTTAAAGTGCCAGTATTGTATGATATTGCCATTTTATTACCTCTTGGTTTGTGGTTTGTTTGTTATGTCACGGTAATCGCAAAGAGCCACTATTGCCCATGACGGCATCGAAAATCTTATCAGAATCATTTTTTTGTGATGTCTGAGGTTGACCTTGAAGAACGCCAGCAGTTCTAGGAGCTTGTTTTGCCGCATTTACCGCTTCCATTGTATCGTTGTTAGCAACGGATTGGCCGTTTTGCATCTGCCAGAGCTTTACTAGATTGTTCAAACCTACCTGCTCCTTTGGTTTTGTAGTGAACTGTAAGAACTCTTGAATGTCACCATCGGACATTTTATATGTTCCCCTCAATTCATTTACAGTATTTTGCATTTGCATATCAGCTTGTATCTGTTGCTGTTGTTGGGATAACGCAGAAGTTAATCTCTGATTCACTAACGATTCTATCTTATTGTTTACATATCGTCCTGACTCAGAGTTCTCATCTGTGAAAGCATCCCAAGGATTAAAATCATCCTTCCCGACACTAGGTTCGTTTTGCTGTTGAGTTTGTGGTTGAGCTATACCGCTTTCAAGTGCCTGTACCAAGTCAGGTCTCTGCTCCAATAACTGAAGTATTTGTGCTCCTTGTTGTAATCTTGCATTTTCAGCTTGTGACCGATCATACATAGATTGGAACTTCTTAGCCTCAGCTTCATAATCCATTGAAGTAGCTGGTTCTTGTACTGGTTCTTGAATTTGCTCTGGACTCTCAGGCCCAGCTTGCTGATTTACGATATCTTCCACGAAATTCTCATTAGTTACGACTTGATCGTTTTGGACATTTACTTCCTGTTGTTCTGTTGTAGACATAGTCTCTCCTTAGATGTCTCTAGGCTTCAGGAGTAGAACTGACTTTTCTCTGAACATCTTTCAGATTACTAGCCAATTTCTCCACCTCTAGCTTCACCTCGTTTTCTAGTTTACTACGTTGCACTCTTCTGTCTGCTTTAGATTCTGAAGAAACTTCAGATAGCCTAGATTTAAACTTTTCAACCTCGACTCTTTTTCTATCGCTAACAGACTCTCGTTGTGCGGTTTGCAAGTCACCCTGCAAATTCTTTATCTGATCCTGCATTGCCTGAACTTGTTGCTGTAACAACTGCTTCTCTTCTGTTCTACGCATAATGCCTTCCTTATCAAACAACTCAGGATTCTTCTTTAATACTTCATACCTGTCTACAATCCCCATTTGGAAAGCTTCTAAGTACACTGCAAGCTCTGCATATTTACTAGAAGGCATTGTAGAACCCGGTTCAATTCTTATGTCATGCTGATCTAACGCATGTTTTTCTTTCTTTAAATCTAACACAGCTCCGGAAACATCTGTATAAAAATTTGCCATAACTTCAGTTATATTGTTATTTGGCTGTGCTAAACGAAAAATCTTTTTGTAGGTATAGTGACCTTTAGACAGATTGTACAAAACCTTACCTAACTTGTTAATACTAAACTCTATATCTCTAAGTTTAGACTTCGGTCTTTCACTCCCCAGTGCAATCATTCTTTCTGTAGCCCTCATTGTCTCCGGGGCTTTTTCTGCAAAACCATGCATCATTTCTGGAAGTCCAAATATAAAATCTATGTAAAACTCTGACTGTTGTATTAATCTATAAAACTCTCCAGCTAAAGGTTGAGGAGCTGGGTAGTGCGGCTCACCTTGGGATGAATCGACTTCAATAACGGCATTTGGATTTGCCCAGTCTTTTTCTAGCTGATCTATATCGTCCACACTACCCAAAGGTACTAACA